AAAACACGCCATTAGGTGCATTGACAGCAGCTTTAGGCCCTATCAAACCTGCACCCTCATTCACTAAGTTCAAAGCAAAAGTGAGTGGAGGGCCTATGAATGACATACTGTATAAACTTGTGTCAGTCCATATCAGTATTTCTTGCCTTGATTTTAAGCCACCAATTATTGATGATCCTGATGAAAGTCTTAGTGAACCTGCTGTGTTTGTATTCTTTGGCTCAAACTCAAGTGCGTTTTCTTGATCGCTAAATGCAATGAACATAGGATCTATCGCACCTGTGCGTGTGCCACTAGACAAAGGATCTGCGCCTAAGACTATCAAATGCCTGTCAACCTCTGATGTTATAACCTGTAAGCCTACAGTAGGCACTTTGTTTGCACCAGATGTTGTGGATAAATTAACCGCTCTTGTTGATAAGCCATTATTTTCAACCCATCTAAATATGCCACCATTTCTAACATTAATAATTAAGTCCTCACCAAAGTTATCATGTGTCCATAATCTAAGCTGATTTACATCGCTCAGTGCAGTAGCAGAACCCCAAGCACCTGCACCCCAAGTTCCTACACCCCATCCTGTGCTTTCAACAAAAAAGTCTAATCCTGAATTTGTTTGATAAGCTGAATCTGTGGCTGAACCGCCATTGCCAGAATCAGATGCGTTAGCAGTTACAGTAACTCCTGAAGTATTTTTTGCAGTAATCTGATAAGTATTTGTGCCTGTAACTAAATCTATTTGGTACTCTTGATTTAAAACAGCAGCGGTTATATTACCGCCAAGACTTACAGCTGATGAAAAAGTAACAAAATCCCCATTAACAGCGCCATGTCCATTGTCAGTAACGGTAATAGTGGATGAACCGTTAGTAGCTGCAAAGGTGGTGGAGTTAGTTGTGGTTGATCTTATGGGGGTAATATCATTGTAAACTCCACCTTCCTCTATGTAATATTTATTTGTGGTGCCAACGCCTAAATACTTATCACCAGACAAAGAAATCCATGTATGTAACGCTCTAGGTGATCCAATAATTGCATTTTCACTGTTCTTTTCCCAACCACCTAATTTTTCGACACGACCTTTTCTAAACCTTATAAAATTGCCATCAACCCAGCCACCCTCATTGGCATAATCAGTTTCTTCTTTGTTGATTCCTGGTCTGAAATTTAACTTAGTAAATGGCATGACTAAATTTTATCATAGTCAAACTAAAACTAAGCTAATCGTATTATTGCGCCTGTTGCAGTAGCACTTGGAAAAACTATAGTAAAATCACCTGCTGTTGATGTTTTATCACCGCCAAAATCTATTGCACAAACAGCCTTATCAGAATTTGTGTCATTGTAAATTAAACAACCTCTCGCTACTACAGTAGCATTTGAAAAAGTTAAATCTGCAAAATCAACTATAGCAACGGTAGATGATGTGGTTGGAGTAACATTGGTCAACGCACTTCCGCCAGATGAATAGTTTGTGCCTGATGCTTGTCCTGTTGTCGTAAAAGCTGTTGTTCCTGCACCTAATGTTGCTGACGAAGTGTATAAGGCTAACTTAAAGCTGTTACCACTTGAATTAGTAAAATTATGAGTTCCAACCAATAATTCTTGTTTAAAACTCGTGCAAATCGCTGATGTAATAGCCATTTATAACTCCTTTATAATTTTAGCCATATCTTCATGCCCTTGTTGAATTAACAAATTAACATAAGTCGTATTCTTAGACTGTATGGCGTTTTTTATAGTATATAAGATTACATTATAAATTTGGTTTTGAAAAGCGTGAGCCTGTGCTTTTATGTGAGGTGGTGCATTAGATGAGATGTCGCAAATTTTCCTAGTTGCTTGTTGCGCCCAAAATTCAGGATCATGACCTTTGTTTTTAGTTGCGTGAACATCTATTTTACCGAGTTCAAAATCTCCTTTAACTCTCATCCTTTGTATGGTTCTGGTGGAACTACATCCTCGTTAATTTTTAAACCCTGTTTTTCAAGTCGTTCATTTATTTCATCAAAATTGCCAATAATAAATTCATTGTTATGCGGCACAGCAACCAAAGGTTTTTCAAGCCTATGAAAACCATACAATTTTTCGTGAGCAGGTACATTTGAATCAAGAACTGTAGATCTACCGCTAATACCTACTAAAATGTCGTTTTCCATACATTTGCTAATCCAAAACTCTACACAAGCACGACCTGCCTCTGCAAAGTGCATATTTTCCTTATAAGAAAAGTCTATGCCAAATAAATCAATACGACCTACTTTTTGCCATAGTGCAAAAGCTATAGCATAAGCAACTGTGTTATTGAGGTACGCGCATTTTGTTGCGTTACAAACATCTTCTAGTGGGTATAAAACTGGATTTTTTATCCTTTCATCTAACTCACAAGTGTAAACAGGCGTATTCTTTTTTGTAAGAAGTTTACGCATAACTTTTGTTTGTTTACCTGCATCATCTGAGTCAAAAAAGCGACTAGCAGGATCTAACATAAAAATTTTATGACATGGATATGTGTAACCTGCTGAGTTTATACACCAAATTTCATCCCAAGTTCTACCATTTTGTAAGCCAATAGCAAAATCAACTTGTGATATGCCAAGTCCTACTATGGCAACTTTCTTACCTTCTAATGTGTTTTCTTGCATTAAGATACGCCAGAGCGTAACGAATCATACCTGTATTCATCTCTTGTGCCACGACCTTCAGAAATATTTTTCATACGAGCAACTGCCTCCTTGAATCTCGCCTCAAACTGACCAATGACATCAGGCGGTTCTTTCAAAAAGATCGCGCCTTCAACTAACGAGCCATACAACAAAGCGTCTGGATAATCCGTTGACAAAAATGTTGTGCCGCTATCACTACCACTTGTTAGCGAAGATGGTTTATGTAAATAGTGTAACTCAACTGTAAAGTTACTACTAGGGATTGGTGCTACCTCAAAAGCAGTATCGTCAAATAAAGAATAATACTTTGGTTGACCTGTGGTGCTTGTAGAGGATATGTATTCTTTCATAAAAGATGGATGTTTAAAATCTAAATAGTCATAAGTGCTACTATCAATTATTGCAAGACTCATTGGTGCATAAAAATCTGTTGGCGTAGCTAAAAATCTATTACTAGCTGTTAGTGTGCCTTGCACATTTTTTCTTTGATTTGGTAATTGAACAAGGCTAAATATTCTATCCTCTGATTCTTTTATGAAAGTATCTAATTGATTTGTGAATGTGGTTTCAGATACTTGCAAATAATCTTGCACAGCTGTTTTTAATGTTGATAAAGTAAAACTCATGTTGTAACCGTAACTGATCCTAAATTTACACTCACCCCAAATGTAGGTAGTTGTTTACCTAGTTTACCATCTCCAAAGTTGGTATAAACAGCAAAAAAATTATTATCATCTTTTTCTTGAGGTCTTGCGTCTTTTAGAGATTGTGGATCTTTTGGCGCAGGTCTTGGCATTAGCTGTGGATGTTTTGCATCAAACTGATCAGGGCCTACTAATAGACCATCCCAAGTTTTTTTCATATCTTTCAATCTATATCTAAAACCTGTTAGATCACATATTCCGTATGCTTTTTTGCCAGATGCGTATGCCATTATGCTCTATCGTAAGTTCTTAGGTTTGGTGAAATTCTGAATGATGCTCTATCTTCATCTGTTGACATGGCTCTTTCAAACTCTTCTTCATATAAACTTTTAAGTAAAGCAGTTCTTTCTGGCGCTCTTTTTAAAGAAATGTAATATGCTAAACCAGCAGCTAAACAAGGATAAAATCTAAATGGTACATCTAAAGTGTTTGTAGCGGCATCTGCATCATCCATTCTTGTTAAAACATTCATGTGAATTGTGTATGTGCTACTTTTATCAGGCGTGGGCCATACATTTATTGTTGGAGTAATCTGTTTGTTAATAAAAAATTGGTTAGGTTTACCTGTTGTTGACTTAGTAGCAATATTAGAATATTCAGCACGACTTAATCGTGTCATTGGTAAATCTGTTGTTTCACTACTTACAGTTTCTCTTATAAAAACATCAAGAACATCAATAGGTGCAGTTGCATTTGATGAATCAATATTGTAAGTCTTTGTATCTTTAACCATGGCTACAGTTTTTTCTGTAATTGTCCATTGATTTAAACCACGATTTGACCATTCTGCTAACATAAGATTTAAACTTCTATTTGCAGTTTTAAGATCATATCCTGTGCGTAATTCTATACCACAACGCTCAAAAGCCTCTTCTACATAATCTGCTACATCTAATTCAAAATCTTTACTGCTTGATGTTGCCATTATTTCTTACGCTTAGTTGTTTTAAGACTTTTTTCAATAATTTTTGCTTGTGCAGCATGAGATTTAGATGCTTTTTTCAAGGCACTTATTAATTTCTTTTTTTGTGCTATTGTTAACTCAGCCATCATCATCCTCCATAGGATTGTAAATATTATCGAAAACTCTGTTTACATCTAAAGTATAGTCTAAATCAGATTTTGAATAATGTATATGTGCTGATGGTCTAAAGTCAGGCGCACCTTCGCCATGCGTAAACCATGCTGGATGAGTTACACGAACTCTGTTGTTAGGCAAAGCTACGATGTTTCCTGTCCATTCACCTGCGTCTAATAATTCCATAACATGACTTTGCTTATGTTGAGCAGGATCATCAGCTATTTCGCTATTTGTGTAATCTACCGTAAACATATATTTAGCAGGGAAGAATTGACCATCAATTTTAGCGATCCAAGGACAAGGTGTTGCTCTATTAATTATGTGAACCGCATGATCATGCGATGAACAATCCCAAGGTTGAGCATCGTGAACAGGCATAGGAGTAGGCCATTCAGTAAATTCTGTATCACCAACTAAAGCTGTAATAGGCATCCTAGCCCACATAGCGCCACCATGCACTGTATCTTCAGGCTCACCATCTGGTGCTATACCTGTAAAAATAACTTGAAAACTAAGACATCTACAAGGCATGGTTGTAACGCCAACAGCCATGGCGTGTAAGAACTCGCCATGATAATCCTCGTGATTATGAGTGTATTCTTTTCTAACCCAACATTTAAAGTAAGGTATGTTTGAGTGTAAGTACGCCACAATACTTATTTGTAATAAAGATTATTTTCTTCCGAACAAACCCATATTACCTTTTACGCCACCTTTAGACTTCATTTTGCCACCACTTTTTCTGCCCTTTGCCATCATCTTGCCGCCTTTTTGCATACCTTTAGCAATAGATTTTTCTAAAGCCTCTTTGCTTTTCTTAATTCTTTCACCTTTTGACAGTTTTTTTAAAGCACCACCCAAAGCATACATCTTGCCGCCTTTTTTCATACCTTTGGCTTTCATTTTGCCACCCATTTTCATGCCTTTAGCTTTCATTTTATGTTTCATCATTTACTCCTAGTTTCTACCAAACAATCCCATATTAGAAATGTTTGATTTAGATATATTACCACCTTTTGCCGCAAAAGTTTTTACATTTGTTGGTTTTCCACCAACGCCTTGTTTTTTTGCTCTTTTTCTACGAACAGCTGATCTAATTTGTGATTTGGTCATGCGTTTTGCTGTAGATCTTGGAACACATTTGGGGTATTTTCTTTTTGAGCCTTTAGCTGATGGTCTGCCACATTGTTGAAATTTACCATCTTTTTTTGGCGCACCAATATCCACCCAATCACCTTTAGGGCCTTTACCAAACCATTCTTTTAAAGACATTACTTTTTCCTTGCCCTTCTTA